TTTACCAACCTGACTAATTAATTTTGCACCAACCGCAGGAGCTAATAAAAAAGGAGCAAAAGGAGCAGAAGCCAACATGACATCGCCACTTGCACCTAAAGTCTGCAATCCTGCATCAATATAATTACCCTGATCAATGTTCTCACTAAAAGAAGGTAAAGTACCCCCAACAACATTAGGATCAGGAGCAAAACCTAAAACATCAGAAATTCCTGCACTTGGTAAAAATGCAGAACCAAAAGCACCTACTTGATAAGGAGTTACACCTAAACCACCTTTATCATTTTGCTCCATTCTACTTAAAAGACCTCTATAGCCTTGTTGAGCAGGGGGCATTAAAGCATCTGAGGGATTGTATGCCGATAATAAACCTTGTTGCATATTTACGCCCACTTCGTTTTGTGAGACCAATATCTCGCTGATAATTTAGATGGATTGGGATCTTGAGCATTATGCCTCGCATAATAACTCTTCTTCCTCATCTTATCCTTTTTAGTCTTTGGATTACCGCCTGCACCAGTTACTCCTTGCTGACCAAACCTAATCGTCTTAGTTTCATCGCCAACCTTAGCCACAACTACATGAGACTTCGTTTTATGGTTGGGGGTGCGTTTAGGCTTATTATATTTGGTTAATCCTAATTTTTTTAATTTTGGATCTAACATTAAACAATCCAACTCGTATTCTGCTTGAAACTCTTCTTGTTATTCCATCTACTCAATACACCTGAAGCAATCGCCCCATTATCAGCAAACGTCAAAACAAACGCATCAGCTACGTCAGGAGATCTTTGCCCCCTGCGTTTCATCTCATCCTTACTCTCAATCTTTAATTTACCAGTGGATAAATATTTATATCGAATACCAGTAATCTCTTGAATTAAATTGTCATCCTGCGGAATTTTTACATCCCTGCCTTCAAACCACTCACGACAATTCCAAAATAATTCATCCCTCAATCGAGTGAATTTATCCTTCAAAGATGCACTCTCAGAAACAGCAACCGAATATGCAGGCAAATCAAGTTCCTTCAATCTGTCAGCAAGTCCTGCTCCAATCCCAATAGCATCAATATATATAGCTGTAGGGCGATCATTATATCTAACAGCCTCATATTCAGTAAGAATAATCCCTGCAAGTTCCATTAAATCCTTGCCTGACCAAGTCTTAACTGGCTCTAATAATTCCTGCCCTCTTCTCTTAGCTAAAGCAGATCTATCATTTCCATATCTCGCAACATCTAATCCCCAAATTACTGGCGTTGTTGGAGAACTTTCAGTATCTCTAGTGCAAGCACTCTCTACAAGATGTAAGGGAAGAAGTACGTCATCAGACTGAGTTGGAAACTCGCCCAAAACACGAACCTTATAAATATTACTCTCTTCGCCATATTTCGACTTCATATCTTCCAAAAATTTTTCGGAAACATACTCGCCATCTTCACAACTTACAGTCATGTTAAACCATCGATCTCGCATCGAATGGAAGGCTTCGTAGAAATACCCATCTGATCTAGTAGGATTGCCACACATAACAACCTTAGCACCCTCAGTCGATAAAGCACCTTCTCCAACCTGAAAAACAACGTCAGGAATACCTGAAGCCTCTTCACATATGAACAACATATTCTCGCTATGAAAACCTTGTAACGCTTCAGGATTTTCTCTTCGGCTTGTACGAGCAACCGCAAAACTATCGGAAGCACCCCTTAAAGCAATCTTGTCAGATTTAATCTCTAATTGTGCCTTAAAACCATCAGGAAGCCTGCGATACCATTTGTCAATCTCAGACCATAAAACATCCGACAATTGATGAGCAGTATTAGCAGTTACCGCAATCTTGCATGGATAATGAGTTAGTAACCACCAAAGTATTATCCATGATTGAAAAGTCGTTTTTCCAATACCATGTCCAGACTTCAAAGCTACCTTATCATTATCTCGTATGCCTATTAAGGCTTCTCGTTGCCACTTTTGGGGGGTGGCTTTCAATATAGCTTCAACGAATAAAACTGGATCATTGTGTAGCTTGAGTAATGTTTCAGTGGCATTTGTCAAATTGATCTCGTGGTTTTGAGAGGGGTATATACATACATACCTACCCCCTGCATATGATCAAGGGGGGGGTTCAAGCTAAATATCCCTGCAAAATTCTTAAATAAATATTAATAGTGATAAGTAAAGTGATAAATATCTTCTATAATCGTTGTATACCAACAAGTTTCGTCAGGTCAGTTATGTAACGACCTATTGAATTGTATCTGTTTTTTCGGTTTCTTTGCGTGTGCGTATTGCGTTATCTAGTGTACTTTCCCCACCATCAACCACCTTACTAACTTCCTTTAACGCATCTAAATAACTAGCCTCATGCTTCACTTCCATCCTATGAACATCGCCATACTTCTTTGGTGCTAATTTACTTGACTGCCATTTCAGTGCATCTATCGCAACTCTTGCCTGATTATAATCTATCGTTCCATTCAGCATATCATTAACAGTCTCAGTAATTTTATCTGCATATACCTGACCTCTATTCTCCATAGCCATTGCATATCGTTGAGCAAATCCAGTATCACTATTCAGCTTATCTGAGACTAATCTCCATGTCGGCATATCCTTATCATTACCGCAAACATCTCTAGCGGATCTTCCTTCTCCTATTCTTTTCAGGAACTCGATCCATTCTTTTTCTGTATATTTTCTGCTCATAATAATTCCTATAAAAAAACCCCACATTTCTGTGAGGCTTTCGTTATTTCTTTAAGGAGGATTTCAATCAACATTTACTGTCAATTACTTCAATCATATCTAAGTAGTACCAAACAGAGGTCTTATATGCAATATGTCTTTACAAATATTCTAATATAATCTAATAATATACCTAATAAGCAATTATTTATAGGAGATAGAATGTTAAACCTAATATTAAATATTATATGTATTCCGCTTTTATTTATTTACGCATATACAGCTTTGGTACTTTTCACATGAGATTAGTCCTGACAGTTGAAGAATTAGTAACTGTTCGTAAATGGCACTTACTAAACAGCAATGCTAACAAAGCATATTTAGATCTTGAAAAAAACAAGAATAATCCATGTATAAAATCTATTCATCATTTCAAAGGCAGAATAAAAGAACACCTGAGAGAAATAGATGAAGTTGATTATCACATAAACAATAGATCTAAATGGAACTCAGAAGTCAGAAGCAAGCAACTAAAGGCTTAGTTTCTTAAAGGCATCTTCTAGATCATCCAAACTTAACCTCAATATCTCAGCCGATGCTTTAATGTTTCGGCTGTTTTTTATTGCCCAATCTTTTGCTGAAAAATTATGTAAAACTACATCCTGCACAATACTAAAACTTCTTCTTCCCATTCTTCTAGCCACCTTAATAAAATCCATCATAGCGACCTCAGATTTATCGTAATCTCCAGTTAGGCTGTTTCCCAACACTTGATCAGTTAATGATGCTGTTAGCTTCTGATTTCGCCCTGAAGCCATGTATAAACCCAATAATCTTTGTGCTGTTTGATATTGATCATAATTAATCACATTTTTTTTAAAATAAATATCTATCCAAAGCTGATCGGTAACATATAATAATTTTTCTCCTGCAATCTTTGTTGGCTTTTCAATAACTTCATGCTTCTGCAAAAATTCAGGAGTTGGAAGAACTCTTTCTTCTCTTTGAGTTGCGACTTTCTTTTTCCTCATCTTACCCCAAAATATTCAAGTATTTCGTCTGAGGTTGCCTTTTTCTTTGTATGACTAAAGACAATTGATCCCTGCCTAAAAGCAGTCTCATATTCTTCCCTGATAGCCAAATAATCCAAACCACCCCATCCTGCTACATCTTTCGTAGCTTTGTATATTTTCTGAAAATTACTTTCCATAAGTGCCTTAGCCTGATCAGTCAGCACTCTCTCTTTTGGTTTTCCAACTAAACTTTCGTTCATGGACTTAGCTGATGCAATTAAATAACTTTGGAGATCTGTCTTTGGATTTTCTTTTACCCATGTAAATATTTTATCCATAGCACAATAAATATCCTCATTTTTTAATCCAGTATTTCCTTTAATTATTTGTCTTAACTTACCCATAAATGGTCTAAGATGTTTAACTCCAATATTCTGTTTTGCAAGCCACTGAAGATGATCTTGATACACTAAATCTCCATACGTTTTTGTCGTTTTCTCCGCTATATTTAATTTATTAAATATAGTATAAGGGTTATTAAGGGATCGGATGACACCAGTGTCGTTCTCATTTGTTTCAAATGACATATCCATTTTCATTGCAGGAATAGTATATTTGTTTGTAACATTTGGTATTGCGATGACTTCAATTAACCCACTATCCAACAAACTTTTAATATGCCTTTGAACAGTTCTTACTGAACATTCTGCAATATCAGCTATTCTATCCTGAGATGGAAAAGCATATCCTAAACTATCATTATAATGATCACATATAATCCATAATACTAATTTTTTAGTCGGATCTCCAACCTTCTGCGATATTGCCCACGCATAAGCCTTCATACTCATTTAATACCCTCCAAATCTTCCAGTTTATTTAAAAATGTTTGTGGCACAAAGTACGCATAACCATAGTTCCCATAATTAGCTGAAAACGAATTAAGCATCCCATTTATGCCTTTTATCCAACCCTTAATCTCATAGGTTGGACAAACCCCCACGACTAGAAAATAAATCCTATCTTCAGGATCATCTTCCCTCAAAATCAAGTCATTACCTTCCTTACTTCTTGTCCTGACTTCCCATTCGTCAGATCCATCAATATCGCCCCCTTTTTTAAAAGTATTAATAGATCCGCCCCAATATTTACCCATTGCTTTTGACACTGCTATTTCTCCGCAAGCACCCTCAATATGACTATTCCAACTGGATTGGAGTTTTGTCTTGCTCTTATAACCTCTCTTGATCGCCCCAATATGCCTAAGAGAACCAGTATTTGCACCCTGAGCCATCTCATAATCAAGTAAGGTTACTTTCATCGTCTAGCTACTAACTCCAACCAATCATCAAAATCTAAAACTATTAAAGGCTTTTTGTTATCAGCTTTGATTATCAGGGCATCATTTCCATCATAATCATCATAAATAGATTTATATCCTTTAGCCTTTAATTTAGCCTCTATATTCCACTTTTCCTCGCCAACATTATTAATAATTAAATCTGATTTAATACTGCCACCGCCTGACAATGGAACTCTAATTGCTTCAATACCTTCGTGCATTAAAGCCTGCTTTCTAAGATTATTTTCATTACGATAACCTTTATCTCTAGAAAATTTTCCCATTACATTTTCCAATCCTGAAGATTTACTTTACCTTTTGTAAATGTATGAATTGCCAACATTTTCTTTGCTGAAGGTAAAGATTTTGAATAAAGCCATTTGTGTATTGTTGGTTGAGAAACTTCTAGTAGATCAGATAATTCTTTTTGAGATATTCCATTTTTAACAAGATATTGTGATAACTTCACTTCATTTACCTATATGTTGTATTCCACTAAATTGCACTATAGGTATCGTTATAATACTCTTTATTCCTTCTAGTCAATACATTTAACACATTCATTAAAAATAATTTGCACTATGGTATTCTTGCCTTATAGTAATATATCTGAATTAGGGGATACAAGTGGAATAGGCTCAAGTAAGACCACTTAGAAAAAAGGACTTGTTAAATGTACGATAAATTTAAAAAAATTATTAAAAGAAAACCAAGATGTTTTAAACTTCATATATGCAAACAAACATTTATGAATGGATTATCTAATTTGAAAGTTTGGGATAATCCTCCAATCGCACCGCCTGCCTAACAAATAGATTGAATTTAATATTTTAATAAAGTATTAATCTTTTTTGTTAGAGGGAGCTAATAAATAAAAATGAAATTTCCAAATAATCTTCATGTGATGAGGTCTAGCAAAGGACTTCAGCAAAAAGAAGTATCTGATGCTATTGGTGTTGGTCAATCTGAATATAGCAAGATGGAACGAGGCGATAGAAAGTTAGGTATTCATCTAAATCCATTAATAGAATTTTTCAAAACTGATCAGGAAACAATATTAAATAACGCAACTGTAATTTCCAAAAAAGCAGTTAACCACGAGGCAATGCCATTAATAGAAGATCTTCCTATTTATGGATTACCATTTCCATGCGGTGCTGAAGGAATACAAATCCAAAAGAAAATGATTAGTCATTGTGTCAGACCTGATTACCTAATGGGCATAGCTTCAGCTTATGGGTGCTTTGTATTGTCATCAAACATGGAACAGCGATTTTTCTATGGAGAAGTCATTTATGTTGATCCAACATTGCAAGTAAAACCAAAAGATTTTGTAGTTGTTCATGTTCAATTGGGAACTAGAGTTGGCGGTTTAATTCGTAAAGTTTTTGAGGTATCTGATAGACAATATAAACTATCCACAATTAATCCTGATAATACTGAGGTTTACAAGAACTCAGATATTATAGCTATTCATAAAATAGTCGGCAGTAGAACCAATATAGAATAAATATATTGCAATATATGCCTATATGTTATACTTTTCTCATTAGATTGAGAGGAGTATATCTATGGGAGTTGAATTTTTTAAAACATTAGGATTAAGTCCAAAAAGTCTGAAAGAACGCAAAAATACCATTGGTGGTAGTGATGCAAATATTCTGACTTCAGGAGATGCTGAACGCATTTTTAAACTGTTTAGAGTAAAAACTGGCAGGGAAGAACCTGATGATTTGACACTTAATTGGAGTGTAATCATGGGGCATATTACAGAAGAAGCCAATCTAGAATGGACTGAGCATTTTTTAGATCTTCCAATAACAAATAGGCAAAGTGTTTTTTATGGCAAAAAACATTCATTTATGCGTTGTACTGTAGATGGTGTTGTTGAAGGCTATAAGGATAATCTAGCTGTTATTGATGCTAAATTTACTATGGGGAGACCTAAAAGAGATGAGGAGTATAAAGATGTTATCCCTCGTCTTATTAGATCCTA